AACCTTGTCTTTAAGGGTGTCCATAATGTCGCGAAGTTCTTTAGCCCTAGCCAATTCCTCAGGGTTAATAACTTTGGCGTCTGATACACCGTCTAACGATTTCTTGAGATCGTCGGCACCCATCTCAATCAGGGTGGACATGGACTGCCAGCCCTTACCGAGCAGTTGCGCTGCAACCTTGGCTTTCTCTGCTGGGTCCTTAATGCCTTTAATTCGGTCAATTGTTTTAAGGAATGTCGCGTTGACATCAAGTGAACCGTCTTTGAGGTATACGAGGTCAACACCGAGGTCACGAACTTTGTCAGGGTCTGCGCCAATGGTTTTGTTGAGGCGACCAATCGCACCCTCAACGGCGTCAATGGGGACACCGATGTCTCCAGCGGCTTCGATATAGCGTGAGGCGTCTTGAATAGATAAGCCTGTTGAGGTAGCAAACTTTTCGGCACCTAACGCTAAATCTTGGAACGCTTTAACACCGTCGGTAGCGAACTTGGCAAAAGCAATTCCGCCAGCTATTGCAAACGTGCCAGCGTTAGCGGCGACTGAATCCATGACAGATTTTGAGCCTGCTTTGAATTTGCCTAGACCGCCTTCAGCACTAGCAACAGATGTTTGGAAGTTAGCAAACGCGGCTTTGGCGGCCTTAATACCTTTGTCCTCAAGGCTTGTAACGATCGGAATGTTGATTGCCATTAGAGACGCACCTTACTCAATTCTTGGTTGGCTCGAAAGACGACGGCCTTAATGGTGTCGTTCATCTCGCGCTCTACGCTTGCGATTGTCTTTTCGGCGTTTTTCCACATGAAGCGTGAAGGGTCACCCGGTAAGGCCCGACCAAAGTTTGGTCGTTGGTATTTGGTTTCACGGCGAGACTTAGTCCCATTTGATTTTCCTGCCATATCAACAATCGCAACAGGTGCGCCCTTGGTGACTATGCGAACAATGTTCACGGGGGCTTTGGTCCCTATTGAATTCAATCCGCGGCGAGGTTTCCGACTGTCAATTTTGATCAGTGCGTTCTTGCGGTTGGGCCAGCCAGTGCGACCGTTATGAGCCATTCCAGATAGCGGAGGCGACGACGGAATGGACTGATTGATCTCATTCAACATGGGCTTCAAAATGCCTCGAATGTCTTTGTTCAATTGGCGTTTCAGTGAAGGGTTGATTTTGCCAAGTTCGCGCATTGTCTCAGCCACACCTTTCACCTGAATTGTCATCTTTTGTGTTTCGCTTTCTCGTTTTCCTCAACAAGCAACCGAACCATCTCATCAACGACCGACGCAGGACAGTCCATCAAATCTAATGGGCTGATCCCTGTACGGATCGCTAACTGTGCAATTAAGTTGACTGCGCGTCCTGCTTGCTTTTCTCTTTTGGGACAAACGTAATGTCCCCTACTTTTTCAATCCACTTGGGGAACAGTTCCACGGTCACGCCACTTGTGCGGACCGCATCCCATGCCAACCAAGCCAACGCCTTGAACTTCATGTCCTCTAGAAACTGCCCAACGGAGAGTTGAGGATGATGATCCTCCCAGCGACACGCAACACCGTATGTGATCGGTGCCTCGTGTGTTTCTCCGTCGAGCATCTCTACTCGTAACGTCATACCAATCATGTCGGGGTCCTTTGGTTGTGTTAGTTAGATCAGGCTGTTGCGCGTACCCAAGTGCCACCAGTGCCTGTAAGGGTCATAGTGTCAAGTGAGCCGACGGTGCTTGAGATCGGCATATATGACGAAATCATTAAATTGGAAATCGTAAAGATCGGGTTTCCGGGTGCGGCTACGCCAGTGTCAGGTGCAACGATGACAGTGGTATCACCGTCACCAATAAGGTCGTTCAAGTAAAACTCAACCGAGGTCGCGCCGTACTCAAGCAAGACCGTTGCTGAGAGGCTCACAGTTTGGAGGCCCGAAACGAACTTGTGTCCAGTGGCTCCCATCGTGGTGGATTCCAAACTGTCGTAACCGACCTCAAGGGTGATTGACGAGCAGTTGAGGCTGATGTTATGGGTGGCTACGGTGAGTTGTCCAGAGCCTTGGTAAACGATTGCCATGATGTTTTTCCTTTGTTAGTTAGCGGGTCGCTGTAAGTTTGATAGTGAGGTCGTAACAGGGGAGGTCTTGCGACCCGATTGTTGCGATGGATGGTTGTCCCGAGATGACTGCAATGTCGGACCCGAGAATTGTGTCGGCGACGTTGAGTATGTAGTCACTGGAATCTTGGTTGCCGGGTGGCGCACCAAGGATTCGAATAGTGATTGTGACGTCGGAAACTTTGGATGTTGGGTTTGCACCAAACGATTCAAACGACGGCAACTCAATGAATACTGTGAGCGGTCGTGCGTTGCGCGGATCGGTGACAGGTTTGAGTCCAAGGGCCGTGAGTGATGCGGCGACCGTGTTGATCGCGTCGGTGAAAATGCCTGCCACATTAAGCCACCTGACTGCGTTTGACGCCAAGCAACTGGTTAACTCGACCCAAGGTCATTAGCGGTGGTCCGCTCATGTCACCAAACGATGCGTAACTGTCTCCAGTGGTCCCGCGTTCACGGTAAAGCCCTGCCGCATAAAGCGTCGTTCCAAGCAGTACGGAACCATCAGGGACGGTCGTAAGACTGTCGTGATAGCCAGCCTGAACGCGACGCTTAAAACACCAAGCGTTAGCAGCTGCGACACAAGTCGTTAAAAACGCGGTGTCGTTAGCAGTTGCGCCGTCAATACCAAGAAATTCCTCAACGGGCGCAATCGTGGATAGCCAAGTGCATGACTGCGTCCAAGTGATCGTCCCGGTAGCAGTGTCACGGTTGACATTGTCGCCTGCGTTGATCACTAACAACTGATTTAGAATCGTTGCGTCATAATCGTATTCATAGTCGCCTTGAATACCGACGCCGATGAAATAGTAAGTCGGTACGGCCTGCACAATAAATGTGCCGTTAAAACCGTTTCCAACATTTGCGACAACGATCGTTTGACCAATCGTAATGTCAGTGTTCTCTAAGGTCTGGAACACGGCAATACCATCTACGCGTTGCGCGTGTGTGACGGTGAATGTTGCCATGTTCCAGTTCCTTTCGAGTCGTTTACTTAATCAGGCTGCGTCAACCATTTGGACGAACATATCGGCGTTCGCCATGAAGGTCGCGGCGTAGCCACGGTATGCAACGGTGCGTCCGAGTTGCGACGGAACTTCAACGCTAACTGCGCCCTTGTTCTGTTCGTAGAACTCGAATCCAGCAGCTGCGCCTGCGGCGTGACCGATGATGAACGTACCGGGTGTGGTGAAGTTCTTGTCAACGATCAATGACAAGCCGAGCGGGTTGCCATTCCATGTGGTTGCGTTTGAAGTGCCTGCGGCGTTCATCGGTGCCAAGGTTGGGAACAACGGACGGCCAGTTGAATCACAAAGGCTGCCAAGTTGGGCCCACACGTCAGGGCTAACGAAAGCGTGAGTTGGCAAGTAGTTTCCTGCACTGCTGATTGTTGCCGCTGCGGCGTAGATGCCTGTGATAGTTGCCTGTGAGTCAGTCGAATCCCAAGACTCGGTCTGTGCGGTTCCGCTGGTAATTTCGGTGCAAGCGAGAAGGTCGGTTGCTTGACCGTATGCGATTGCCAACTGGCGCAACACGATGTCAACGCTTGAGGGATCGGCCCAATCGATTGATTGTTCGGAAAGTAGGCAGTACGTTCCGACGGTCACTTTGTCAACATTGTTGTTGACAACGGTGACAGTTGAAGGGTCCAAGGTAGCAAGCTCAGATCCTTGCACTGTCGCTACTGGCCTCACCGTGAGCACAGGTCGACGGAAAGTGGCTCCCATTGACGGCATCGAGCGTGCGCCAATTGCCGAAACGACTGGACGGATCGGGTCCAGCGAATCGTAGAGAGGCTGAACAATCGGAGTCGGCAAAACACCGAGCAACGACGGATCGGCAGTCACGTCAGGAGCTGCGGCCTGAAGGCGTGAATTGAACTCTGCAAATTCAGATCCGCCCTGAACAAACTTACTGATGTACTCAGCAGCAGTCGGCATTTTGAATTCGCGCTTGGCGGTTGCATAGATGGGTTGAGTCGCAACAGCGGCTTCAACACTTGTGGGTTCTGACATTTCATCCTCCTCGGATGGTGTTGGTGGGTTTGTTTCTGTTGGGGATTCTGTTTCGTCGGGTTCGGTTTCATCGTCTGCTTGCGCGGCGATGTCACGAATTTCTGCACCCGAAAATGCCGGGACTGCGACCAAAGACAATTCGATTAAAGAAGCCTTAGTCACGACTGTTGCTTTAAGCGTTTTGTCGTAGTGCGATTCAATGACTTCGGCTCCAACGGAAACCGAGTCGTATGCTCCAGCCTTGACAAGTTCAACGGCGTCTGCTGATGCGCGAGTACGGGCGAAAGTCGCAGTAAAACCGAGACCTTCCTCCATGTCGGCAAGAGCGTTGACGGTTCCGCGTAACTGAGAAAGGTCATGCCCTTCAATAAGTTTGGCGGCTTTCTGATTGACATCAAAAGCACCGCGAGCAAACGCCACACGCTGACCGCCTAAAACGGTTGCAGTAACTGGAGCCCACGGAACTGCAATGCCCGAAATGCTCGCTGGTGCGTCGCTTTCCGATTTTGCAAAATCAAGCGTAGGAAGGTCGGCGGTGAGTCGAATCATGAAGGCATCTCCTGAGGTGTGCGCATTGAAGCAGAATCCTCAACAGGAACTTCTGCTAACGAGTTTTCGGCGAGGTAGTCCTCAATATCAAATTCAACGTAACGGTTTCTTGGCAGTATTGAATTCATTGACAAAGTTTGTTCAATGCAGTCCAAATACTGTTTTGCGCCGAACAGGTAAAGGTCTTGTCGGGCTTGTTGCGCGTTCTGGTATGTATAACCCTGAACGCCAATGCCGAGCAAGTAGGCAGGAACACCAGTGGCCCGAGACAGTTCTAATGCTTGAAACTGGCGGCCTTCAATTAATTGCAAGGAATTTGGGTTGCTGGAAAATTCCTTAAATGTGACCACGCTGTTAAGTGCGCCAATTGCACCAACCTGACGAGCGTTACGCCATGCACCAGCAAGTTCCGAAAGGTCCTCAGCAGACATTGGTTCCGATGCGTCTGTTTGCTGAAGCCACCCGGCAGCAATCTCATTGACAGCGAAACGATCGGCAGACTGCTGAAGTTTTAGGGCCGTAGAAATTGCGCGGTTGCCCGTGTAAAGCAGACCTTGTGTCGGTGCCAAAAATTGCACCACATCATCAGCGTTTAATTGGATGCCGTTGAAAAAAATTTCGTTGGACGGTCCAAAACGCTGGGCGGTCTGCTGGTCACCCAAAGTAACCATTGCGGCGGGGAGCCATTGGAACGAAAGCGGACGGCCCGTTGCCTGCGACCGTGAAGTAACAAACCAGTAGCCCGAACCCCACAAAATGAGGTCGGTCGCCAACTGAGAGAAAATGAAATTTCGAGTCACGCGCGGATCGGGTTGATCCATCCACTGCTCGTTTTCGAGGTACAACTCTTCGTACTCGGATCCAGTCCATTGTGTCGTGTAGTGCTTCAGTTCTAAGCAACCAACCATGGACGCGATCATTTGAATGGAACGCGCAACAGTGGGGACAGAGAGGGCCAGTTCTTGTGACGCCCCGACGGAGTAACTGTAGAACTGGCCCACCTGTGCGGCAGAACCTGCTGCAGCCTGTACGGGAGCAGACG